TGCCGAGGGAAATTTCAGATAAATTTGATTGCTTATTATTTTGTGATAAGCAAAGAAACGGGGAATGGGAAGGAAAAGTTACTCTATGGTTTAACTCAAATTCATTTCAATATTTAGAGAATAGATATCAAAGGCCAAGGCAGTTTGTAGAATTTTCTTCTCGATCAATTGATATGTTGCATTTACCAAAAGTTACGGGATAGATCTAATGACATTTTCAAAGTTTAATAACTGTTTAAATTACATTGAGACATTAACCATTTTGTAAAGGAGTAGAAAGTGAGTACAAAAAATATCAAAAGAGGTAGACCAACGACCTACAGCATTGAATGGGCAGGGGAGATTTGCTTTGCTATTGCCTCAACAAATAAGGGCATAAAAAGATTGTGTAAAGATAATTCACATTGGCCAAACCAGGATACTTTATTCGCATGGTTAAAGGCTCATAGCGAATTTTCCGAGCAGTACGCGCGCGCGAAAGAAATCCAGATAGAGGGATTGGTAGAAGAAATATTAGAAATTGCTGATGATTCCTCTAAAGATTATTTAATTAACGAACAAGGCAAGCTTGTTTTTAATGGTGAGAATATTAATAGGGCTCGATTAAAAATCGATACACGTAAGTGGCTTGCATGCAAGTTGCTACCAAAGATTTATGGCAACAAAGTTGATAACACACAGGCCCTCCCTATGAGCCACGAGGAGTGCCTTAAGTTGCTTATGTGACCAAGATACATATATCTCCAGATTGAACCACATATAAACCAAATCCGTGCCTGCATTCTTTAATTTCAGAACAAATCTCTCTCTATTCACACAAGTGTCAAGAATTGAGCATTGAACTCTATTAGAGTATTTTAGATGAAGATCATTTATAATTTTTTATTTACTGGACAATTTCCCCAGATAAGTTTTTTCCAGTCAACAAAGGGTCCGATTTTCTCAAAATTTGAAGAATCAATGAAACGGTTCCGAAGTTCATTTTTACAATTTTTTAAATATTCAAGCAGAACTAAATATATATCTTCGCTATTTACGTCCCAGGGTAAATCAAGTTCAGGCGTGAGCTTATAAGTAACATATTCAAATTGTTTTTTTCTTGTCTTACATTGTTTTTTGGCAGCATTTTGACAATACCATCCTAGTATTTGAGACCCAGATACACATAATCGAATATATCCTATGATTTCATTATAAAGCCACATCCCTCCAAATTTTTTCTTCGTATAGTCCATATATTGACTTTTCAGATCCGGGTTTCTTTGATAAAAAGGGTCCATGCTCTTTTGAAAAAGCTCATGTTTATTTATGTGATCATCCATATCCTTATAATACTTTTCTTCACTCAATCTATATACAGGAATTTCGAAAAAAAAATTATACATATACCCATCCGCTATCAATTAATATGCTAAATATTTACTTATCGTATAAAAGTAAATTTAAAGAATATACCTACTAGTTCAATCGTTAATCTTGCGTTCGGTCGCTTCCAGATTTTGGTTTTAGCGTTGTTAAAGATTCCTCTTTATTAGCGTTGTTATCCAATGAAAACTGAGCGGGGTGAAACCTACTAAGAATATCCAAACTACGAAGTAATAAATCTATATTTTCTTTAAGATCATATTTTTTTTGACCTAAATTTCCAACTTTCAAAGATAATATTTTTTCTTGATTCTTTAATTTTATCATTGTTTCTGTATCAGGAATATACTCGTAATAACTCCATTCAGGATCTATTCCGGGCTTATAATCCGCAGGCGGATTTTTATGCTTTCGAGTTCCACATTCAGGATGTGCTTGGTTTTCTTGCATCAAAAGTAATTCATTAGCATGAATCTCATCCTTAATTTTTCCATCCTCTAATCTTAATTCTTCCATTTTACCTAAATACATCTTCAACCTTATAATCAACTCGTCTTTCTCAGATTTGTCGTTTGTTTTCGCTTTAAATTGATTTAACATCATGTGTTTCTTCCTTTAATTTAGAAATCAGACTTTTCTAAATAACCAATCTAGAAAATAATTCATGTTGAAGTATCTCATGATTAAGCCCAAACCATAATAAAACTAAATATCTCAAGAGAATTGCAAGAGATCAAGTCTTTGGATTGGGTGCTTCGGAGCTCAAATATTTTAATTCGTTAAGGTCAAGTTCTAACTCTTTGCCTTCATTGTCAGCTATATAAATATATGCTATTGTTAAGATGTTTCTTAATTGGGAGAGAAGGTATGGTACAAGTTCCTCGTGCGAATATTATTAGAAATGTTGTTGCAATTAGCACTGACACAAAAGAATATGGAAGTGCCTTAGCGTATCCTGTGAAAGACTCATATTATTTTATCACTGCAGCACATCTTTTGAAAAACAAATTGCATGCAAAAAAAACTGACTTACATATCTTTCAAAACGATCAGTGGCATAACATTACAGCCACGCCATATTTTGCATCAGGCAGAAAATATAGTAAAGATGATTTAGATCTAGCGTTTATCAAAACTGATATTCCAGCTGACCTTAACACGCCTAAGATAACATTATCATCAGGAAACTTGATTATTGGTCAAGATGTATATTTCCTGGGATTTCCTTATTTTGCCTCCATCAAATATAAATCTCAAGCGATTAATAGCGAACGTCCGATTCCTTTTATGAAAAAAGCTATTCTTGCAGCATTTGAGCCCCCTATTTTTTATCTTGACGGACACAATAACCCTGGATTTTCCGGTGGACCAGTAATATTTTGGGATTATGATGAAAAGCAACATAAAGTACTTGGAATTATATCTGGATATTTAAATCAAAAGGGAGAAATAAAGCACATTGAAACCTCAACAAAACTTTTTTACGAAGAAAACTCAGGCATTGCTATGGCCTACAATATAACTTCCATAGTTGATCAGATAGAATCCATATAATGATTAACTTGCCACAACCAAAACATTTTAGGATATAAATGAGCATTGTAATTCACAGAAATAAAAGATGTACAAATTGTGTTAGTGATAATTTCCCTACCAAATATGAACAAGTAGGTAAAGAGGTATATTATCATATTTTTAAATCAACAACTCAATATCAATCTTGCGGTTCAATTTGGCAAAAAATAAAAGATTCTGGCCTTGGAGGCCACGGTAGATATACCAGTAAGATTACAAATTTTTAAATTCAAGCGGTACCGTACGTTTGAACTTCTAGCAAACAATATGTTTTGGCTAACCCTAATAAATGCATAGGCACTGCCAACTTTACTTATTGACAGCGCCGTTCAAAAATTACTTTAATGCTAATCCACCTGGTGGAGAATCATTGCGTTTGTTATTCACTTCGAATTCACCCAGCTGTGCTCGCAATCGAAGCAATTCTCTTTCATGTTCATCAATTTTTCTTTGAATCCCTGCTTTATCATCTTCAGGTTTAGCTTGTCCTTCGGCCGGTTTTGATAGCAGAAGGGGACCGGGGTTATTAAGCGCTCCAGCTACTCTGGCTTGGTTCATCAATTCAGCATTTTCTTTGTTTTCAGCGTTTCTTGCTAGTTCATTATTTCTTTGAAGTAATTTTAAAATAGTATCGCGAGCTTCTTTGGCAGCAAGACCGACGGGAGGCAAAGTAAGTCTTAAAAGATTAGTGTTGTCTTTTAACCCATCTGCAATAGCTTTTACTACTCTTAATGGAATTATCATTCCCGCAAGACCAATATTTCTTCCCATTTCTATTATGGTATTTGTATTTTGTCCAAAAGTGTCATCCAAAATAATTTCTGAAAGGGGCATATTTCGTCTTATACCTGTAGCTACAGCCATAAGAAGATCGGTGCTTCCTCGGTTAAATAGTGCAAGTTTTTTTACGGTAATATTTTTTAATAGACCTGAAAAAATGTGTTCCAGGCCTTTTGGTTCACAATGAAGTATCTGAACTTCCGTGATAGTAGCATTTACTTTAATAATTTCCCCAAGAGCTTTGGCATCATTTAAATCTAAAAGTGGCAACCCTGCTCTAGAACCACCCAATATCTTTATAGACTGGTTAGACTTTAATGCATCAATAAAATGTGGATTGCTTAAAATACTAAAATTATTATCCTTAATGCGCACTAAAAGTGATTGAAAGGTGAATGTTGTTAGTGTTTTATTTTGTTTAATTCCCGAAGAAAAAAGTTCCGCCTCATTCTCCGACATTACGCAACCGGATAATTCTAAAGCTCTAATAGAAGGATTTTTAATTGCTTCCAAATATATTGGATTACTATATATTGGATTACTAACATTTCCATTTTCTAATCTCAATTTTCTTAACGTTTTATGGTTGCGTATAGTCTCTGCTAAAGCTTCTAATTTTTTCAGATTATCTTCCCTGTACCAATAACTTTCTAATTGGATGGTTACATCCTGATTGAAAGAGATTTCTTCCAAATAGTCTTTAAAATCTTCTGTGCTCATTGCCATGGTACACCTCAAAGTTAGTTATATATATTAATAATTGGTTTAATTGAAAGCTAATAGTAAATAATGATAGGTCAATAGTCAAGATAACTAATTAAATAAGAATGATATTCAACCAAAATTATCGTTTAATTTCTCTGTAATCTTCGACACATGTTCGACATATATTTTTTAATATCGAAGCGATTTTCTATAACCCATTGATTTTATTGGTGCCGAGGAGAGGAATCGAACCTCCGACCTACTGATTACGAATTATAACTCTCCTATTTAGCTGGATCAATATTTTTTTTTAATTATTAATAAAAACCAGTAATTTTCCTACTAAAACAACAAATAATTTTTGCACACATTATGAAGATTTAGTTATTATATCTTCGACACATGTTCGACACGTTTAACCCTGGAGCCAATATGCACATAACCAAATTAGGTGTTGATAAACTGCCCATTCCCAATAAATTGGTAGAAGGTCAAACTGCTCAAAAGCGCTATTACGATAAAAAACTAAAAGGCTTTGGGATCCGTGTAACATCCGGAAAGACAAAAGCATTTTTTGTAGAAAAGCTAATAAAGGGTAAGTTACGGCGGATTACGTTAGGACGTTATCCTGAGCTTACGGTTGAAACTGCACGTCAACAAGCACACATCTTACTTGGTAAGATAGCTCAAAAAATTGATCCCCTTGCCGAAAGACGTTTCGCAAAAATGCATGAAGTCACTTTAAGTGAGGTAATGATAGATTACTTAAATGCTCGCAAATCACTAAAGCCAAAAACTATTTACGATTATAAACGAGTTCTCAACATAGCCTTTGCAGACTGGAAAGATAAACCCTTTGTCTCAATTACAAAGGATAAAGTAACACGACTTCATGAAAAGCTTGGCACCCAAAATGGCGAGGCATATGCTAATTTGGCTATGCGAATATTACGTGCATTATTCAATTTTGCTGAGGGGCAATATGAAGATTCCGAAGGTAGATCCCTCATTACTGAAAACCCCGTTAGACGTTTATCTCAAACCCGTGCTTGGTACCGCGTGGAACGCCGACAAACCTTTATCAAAACTCACGAATTGAATGCATGGCATAACGGCATTCACAAACTTACCAATTCTACCTTGAGCGATTACCTCCGTTTGATCCTCTTTACTGGTCTGCGTCGGCAAGAGGCTGCTCAATTACAATGGAAACAGATAGATCTAAAAGCCAAAACACTTACTATTATTGATACCAAGAACAGGGAACAACATACCCTCCCCCTCTCAGATTATCTTTATGATTTACTATCCAATCGCAGAAAAAAAGCCATTAGTCCATATGTGTTCCCGGGTTCTGGCGCAACGGGTTATATCGTCGAACCTCGTAAGCAGATTGCCAAAGTCATCGAAAGTACTGGCATTGAATTTACTGTCCATGATCTTAGACGAACCTTCATTACGATTGCAGAATCACTCGACATTCCAGCCTATGCACTCAAGCGTTTACTTAACCACAAGATGAGCCAAGACGTAACCGCCGGTTATATTGTAATGGACGTTGAAAGACTCAGAAAACCCATGCAACAAATTACTGATTTTCTTCTATCAAGTATGGGCGTAAAATGTCACGCAGAGGTTATAAATATAAGTCATTTAAAACAAAGGACATCAAATGAGCAAATAACTATTACATAACGAACACATACTGTAGCAATAAAGGTAACAAAATATTGCTAATATAAATGAGTCATAAAACTTCCCAGGAATAATTAATTAATAAAGATATTTGCAAAAAAATAATTTTAGATCTATAGGAATGTTTAACGTTATTATACGTTAATGACATGACACGATAGGGACACGTGAGTCAGCCCAAACACTAGGTTAGGGCTTACCGTGGGAACTCTGAAGTTCAACCTGTGCCAACAGGTATAAATATGGCCAGTGCTATCTGGTAAAAAATAGGGACGAAATCATCCTAGTTGATTAGTCATTACGGTTAGTTCGACTCCGGTTTAGTCGGCAAGAGTTCTTAGCTTTCATAGATGAATGCTAGGGGCGATTTAACCAAATGATTAGTTAACAAGGATCGTTATGACTGCAAATGCTTTTGTACCCATCACATCAATTTCCACTTCTTCATTCATTCAGTTACTGACAGAAAAAGAAGTTGCCGTTTTAATTCGAAAATCTGTTCACTGGCTTCGTCGAAAACGATGGGAAGGGGGACCAGATTCTATACCTTATCGAAAATTTGGCGCATCGGTAAGATATGATCAACTCGATGTAATAAAATGGATAGAACAGCGCACACTTCAAACTTCTACAAGTGAACGAGGTGGGCACAATGCGTAATTCTAAAAAAATACATTCTCAACTCATAAGCACGATTGACATTCAAATTCTTGTCTCTGCCCTTAACGATTTGAGCGAGGAAAATGGAAAGTGTTTTGTTTCATTAATCGAGCTATCAAAAGCAACTGGCATGTTCGTTGATGAGATCATGGCAGGATTAGATTATCTCTTAGATCAAGGCATCCTTCTTTGCCAAGATACCTGCCCTCTTACCCAGAGTAATCCTGTTGATATCCACCATTTATGGTCCTGGCAGCTCAAATTCAATTTTACTCCACCAAGTCAAAAAACAGGTGTCCCGGAGGATGTAAATGTCTAGAATAAGGACTATTAAACCTGAATTTTGGACCTCTGAGCAGGTGGTTAAATGTACTTCTGGAGCTCGGCTACTCTTTATCGGAATGTGGAATTTTTGTGATGACGGCGGTGTTCACAAAAAATCTTACAAAACATTAAAGATGGAGGTTTTCCCAGGAGACAATTGTAGTGAGCAAGAAATTAAACAATGGATAAATGAGCTAATTTCATATGAGTTACTAGTCGAATATTCAGTAAACGGAAACGATTATTGGCAAGTAACTGGATGGAAAAAACATCAAAGAATCGATAAGCCTAATTATAAGCATCCAAGCCCTCAATTGGTGGATTCAAAATTCGACGAATCTTCTTCGAGTGGTCGTCAACTGATAGATGAGAATTCTTCGAACACTAGCCTACTGTTATCAGAGAGTTCGTCGAGCTCTAATCCCCGGATAGGAATGGAATGGAATTTAAAGGAAGAAGAATCTAAATATAATACTTCTAATGACAATATCCTTTCTATTGATTCTAACTCATCCTCTGAATCACAAGGGAAAAAACTGAAATCTTACGATCAACCCTTGAAACCTAAGCCGCTTAAAGGCCGTTATGATGTGGTTTCAAAAACTGACCCAAGAATTGTAAGTTTGTTTCAATATTGGCAAAAAGTTATGAATCACCCCCATGCCGTATTGGATGATAAACGATACAGAAGCATCGCTGCTGCATTGGGGCTTGGCTATTCCGTTGATCAACTAAAACAAGCTATTGATGGTTGCGCTAAGTCTCCTTTCAATATGGGCGAGAATAAAGATAAGAAAAAATATGACGATATTAATTTAATTTTTAGAGATGCGGAACATATTGAAGGATTTATACAGAAGGAAGTGGCAATTGAACCAATAAACTCTGACTCCATTACTAAATTGATCGATAATCTTTCTGTTGGAGCAATTTAAGTGTTCGAAATGACGGCCAAAGATATTGTGCATCGGTTAAATCAAACAGCAGAAAGCGTCGTTCGTTTTCTTTTTCCTAACGGTAAGCGCGAGGGAAAAGAATGGTGTGTAGGCTCACTTAACGGGGAGCCAGGTAGATCACTGAAAATCTGTATAAACGGTACCAAAGTCGGGTTTTGGAGTGATTTTGCAACTGGAGAAAAGGGTGATCTATTAAATTTATGGTGTGCCTGTCGTCATTTAAAGCTCAAGGAAGCGATTTTAGAAGTTAAACAATGGTTAGGTCTACCCTCCATCCAATTCGAGCCACAGAAGCGAATAAAAGCGGTCAAATACAAGATAGCATTGGAACATAAAGAATTGCAGTCTAATTCACCAGTTGCACGCTATTTGATGGAAGAACGAAAATTAACCTGGGAGACCTTGGCTACTTATCGGATTACAGAAGGATCATCTCCTTATCAAATAGCTTTCCCCTATTACCGAGATGAAGAACTTATCTCTGCAAAGTACCTTGAATTAAAAAGACCGGGGGGCAAGAAACTTATGCATGTAACCCCTGATCGCGACTCTTGTTTGTTCGGTTGGCAAGCTATTTTATCTCAAAATCGAACCGTTGCATTAGTAGAAGGAGAAATTGATGCAATGACGCTCTATCAATATGGCTTGGAGATAGACATTTTGTCCGTACCGTTTGGAGGTGGAACCGGGGATAAACATCGGTGGGTCGAAAATGAATTTGAAAAACTTGCTATTTATAATGAAATCTTTTTATGTCTTGATAACGATAAAGAAGGAGAAACAGCTGCTCAAGAATTGATAACAAGACTAGGCCGTCATCGCTGTCGAATTGTTCGATTACCTTATAAAGATATTAATGAATGCTTGCAACAAGGCGTTGATACTCAGATTATTAAGGCACGTTTTGAACAAGCTTTTATCCCTGACCCCATTGAATTAAAATCCGCTAGTTCTTATGTTAATCAAGTAATTCAAGAAATTTATCCTTCAGATAGCCAACCTATTGGCTACGAATTACCTTGGGATAAGACAAAAGATAAACTCTACTTCAGGCCAGATGAACTTTCAATTTGGACTGGCATTAATGGACATGGGAAAAGTCAATTTCTGGGACAAGTAATTCTTCATTCCATATTGCAAGGCGCTAGGGTATGTATTGCAAGCTTAGAATTAAAACCAAAACGATTACTTGCCCGCTTAACCCGTCAAGCTTCCGGTTTACGAGAACCCTCAGAAGAATACATCCAAGCAATTCATGACTGGTATGGGGGTCGATTATGGCTTTTTGATTTAGTAGGAACCACAAAATCAGAACGCTTGCTGGAAGTATTTAAATATGCCAAGCAGAGATATGATATTGACGTATTTGTTATTGATTCCTTTATGAAATGTGGTATCCCAGAAGACGATTTGAATGCCCAAAAGAACTTTATCGAACAGCTTTGCGATTTTAAAAATGAATATAATTGCCATATTCACCTGGTTGTTCACCCCCGAAAAGGTGCAGATGAATTAAAAATACCTGGCAAGTTAGATATCAAAGGTAGTGGTGCGATTGCAGATTTAGCTGACAACTGTTTTACTATTTGGCGAAATAAACCTAAGGAAGATGAAA